CTCTAATGTTAGAAGATTTGAAAAAGATATTTCCAACATTTAATCCTGATTATTGCAGATTCTCAATTGCTGATTGTTGCGGATCGTGCAAGTATTCTGAGAGTAAAACATATTATATAATGTGCCATTTGCCGATGGGTGAAGATGGTTCCGAAAGGAATATGGAAACCTTTCATTATGGCAAATGCCCATTTTATGAAAGAAATACAAAAATTATTTGGCCGGTTCTTATGGGATTTGAAAGCCAATACGGATCAGGACAAGGATAATGCCGATCATTGACACAGACGTAATTTTGTTGACGCACATGCTGGCAGACGCTGGCTTGATTGCACTGGTAACGGATCGGATATTCGTTGGAGCGATTCCACAGAATACGACTCTCCCATGTGTGACATTGAATACCAGAGGGGGAGATTCAACCCCGTACATTCCGGGCATTCCGCATCCAAGCGTACAGATCGACAGTTGGGGGAGTAGCACGGTTGAAGCAAGGGCAGTTCACAACGCGGTTTATAACTGCCTTCAAGGAATACAAAACACAGACGTGGTGGTAGGTGTTGGCACTTACCAAATTATGAGTGCTATCGAGGAGGCCCAAGGGCAGGATTTGCAAGACCCTGATGTGCCGGAGTATTTCCGGGTATTAGGATTTTTTAAGGTCTGGATGAGGGCGTCCCTTACATAGGAGGTAAACATGGCAAGGACAAAAAGACAGAAGCCAGAACCGATCACGGAAGAGGCTATACCTGAAGTCGAAGAGGTAAACGAGTTTGAATTTGTGACGGAAGAGCCCAAGACCGAGATTGAACCAGTGATTGAAAGAATCACGGAACCGGCGAAACCCGCCACGCTTCGGGACATCAGAGCCAGACAAAGGGCTCACAATCAAATGTTAAGAGGAAAATAAACTTAGGAGGATATGGAAATGGCATACACAGAACTGACGGTATTAGGTAGTGACAAGGACGGGGACGAACTGATAGCCCTCATGGTGGGCGCGGATACCCAGGACACGGATGGATTCGAGTTCGCCAATGATGGAAGGACTCACCTTATAGTGCTTGATGAACTCGCGGCCGGAGCCGGCGATACGCTCACATTTGTGGGTGTCGCTGACAAATACGGACGATCTGAGACCACCTTGGCGCGGACAGTCACTGCGAAGAAGATATTCAGTTATGGTCCGTTCGATCCGCCATTGTGGAATGATTCTGCTGGGATGACAAAGTGCAAATTTACCACGGCTGCTGCGACAACTCTTATTATCGCTATCCAGATAGCCAACGCCAAATAAAGTACAACTGAATTAAATCTGATTGGAGGAAATGAAATGGCGAATACAATTTCAAATGTTTTGACGGGCGTCTGTAACGTCGAGGTCAAGTACCCAATTGGTGGTGCCTATGCCGACGCAGGGTACACCATCAATGGAGTGAATTTTGAGTACACGGCGGATGAAGCAGATATCGACGTCGAGGAAGAGACCTTCAGTATTGACCGGGTTATCACCAAGGAAGAGATCACCGTCACTTTTGTTATGGCTGAAGCCAGCTTGGTGAATCTGAATTGGGCGATGGCTGGCGGTGTGCTGGCTGGTGATGTGGTTACGCTCGATGCCGGGGCAATCAAAGAGTTTTCCCTTAAGCTGACCGGGACGGACCCATTAGGCGGTAACCGGGTTATCACAATCCTTCTTTGCACGTCTGGTGGAACGGTTCCCGTTCCCTTCAAGAAGGGTGAGCCTTCAGCGTTCCAGGCCACGTTCAAAGCACTCAAGGGCGCAGGCGATGTCTGCACGATCGATGATAGCTAGTAATTCAAATAAGAGAGGAGAGGGTAAATGACAGAAAGAACAGAAGAAGAGAAAATGATGCAGGTGGTAATCGATATGCCACTTGGAGGCAAGATCAGGCAAATCTATCCTATGCGAGGGCTGAAGAAATCGAGGGTGTGGCGGGGGAAGTTCCTTGCCTTGATAATGGGGACAGGTGAAGTTGAGAGGACTGATTCGGACGATCCCGAAAAACTCAAAGGGGCTTTGGATAAATTGGTGATGACAAACCCTGATCTTGTGATAGATTTGGTATTTGATTATTTGCCAGACCTTCCACGTCAGGAAATCGAGGACAACGCCACAGATCAGGAAGTCGCGGATGTGTTCGATAGGATAGTCCAGATGGCCTTCCCTTTAGTTCTGAGCCTCAACAAGGCGTCGATGAGAATGAGCCTGTAACCTGGGGCGAAGCGTTTGAATTCATTTTGTCGGAATGGCACATAACACCGGAATACATCAACGATAACTGGACTGAGGAAGAGTTCGGTTTGATGATCGAAAAGCTGAACAAGAGACTATCAAGGGATGACAGCGACGATGGTTTGCAATATCGTGCAAGTGGGAAGGGGCAAATCCCGGTTAAAGACACAATGATGTTGGCGGACCTTGAAGGAAAAGGATTCGCAAAGTGGAATCGGCGCAAGGAGTAGACAATGGCAATTACTGCCGGTGATGTACTCGTTAAACTTGGTTGGGATACCACTCAATTCGATCAGGGCATGAAGAGCCTTGATAAGAAGATGGCCAACACGGGGAAGCAGTTATCTATGAAGGTGACTGCTCCTCTTGCGTTGTTTGGTGGGTTAGCAATCAAGACGGCTGCGGACTATTCGAAATCAATGGCGAAAGTCAACGCGGTCACGGGTGCAACCGGAGAGCAGTTTACAAGCCTGAATTCCTTAGCGAAAGAGCTGGGCGCAACCACACAATATACCGCAACTCAGACAGCCGAGGCGATGGTGTTCATGGGCATGGCAGGAATGGATGCGGAGAAAATTTACGCTTCCCTCCCGGACACCTTGAATCTTGCTGCCGCTGGGTCGATGGATATGGCCAGTGCCGCAAACCTTGTCACAAATATTATGGCAGGCTACGGCATACAGGCTGAAAACCTCACATCGGTAGTTGATACCCTCACAAAGACGTTCACGTCAAGTAACGTCAATCTAGTAATGCTTGGCGAATCAATGTCGTATGCCGCTCCGGTAGCCAAGAGTTTTGGGTTGGAGTTTGCGGAAGCCGCTGCGGCGGTTGGTCTTTTGGGTAACGCCGGTATTCAGGGAAGTCGAGCAGGAACAACCCTCAGCCGTGCGCTCGTGATGCTGTCGCAGAAAGGGAAACAGTTCGGGATTGACGCGCTTGATATGAATGGTAAAATCCTTCCATTGGCTGACATCCTTGACCAAATCGAAGCAAAGGGTTTAGATGCCACTCAGATGATGGACCTGTTCGGGGCTCGCGCTGGTCCAGGTATGGCCGCGTTGCTATCCGTTGGAGGTAACGAGCTTCGAAGGTTTACGGAGGAAGTCAAAAATGCCGGGGGAACCACGGAGGAAGTCGCGGGCATACAGATGGAAGGTCTCCACGGAACCCTGATTGTTTTGAAGTCCGCGTTCGAAGGATTGCAACTTGCTATTGCCGATCAGCTTGTTCCTATATTTGTTCCCCTGGTTGAGAAGTTGACCGGGGCATTCAGGGCATTTGACAAATTGGGTGGCGGAACGAAGAAAATAATAGTCGCCTTTGGTTTGCTGGCCGCATCAATTGGCCCTGCATTGATTGCGTTAAGCCTAACTATCAAGGCGGTTGTTATGGCTAAAACAGCATTCTACGCTTTCCGGGCCGCGATCATTGCAACGCGCGTTGCAATCCTTGCTGCAAATCCTGTACTCGCAATCGCCACTGGCTTGATTGCAGGAATTAGTCTTGCGTTTGGCATATTCAAAACCAGAAGCAAATCGGCAAATGATGAAGTCAAGAAGATGGGCGAGGAACTGGCACAGTTGACAGTGGAGGGGTTTACAGCAAAGGAAAGTATACGCGTTCTTGAAGAGAAAATCAAGACATTAGCGGAAGAATCTACTCCCGAAGCTATATATCAACTGATTGGGCTTAGAAAAACCCTCAAAGAATTAACAGATGCCGAGGCGGAGCGCACTGACCAAGCCGACAAGGACCGGAAAGCCCAAGTGGATCGGATTGCCTTACTTAAAGAAGCACAGAAAGGTGATCTTGATGCTATATGGACCCTTCACGAATTGGGCATAATGAAGAATGAATACGCGGATGCTATAAGTGAGGCCACTGCTGCGCTTGAGGTGGAGACCATTCTTAAAGCTGGAAGGGCGGCTCAGGCTACAAAAGATTACAACACCCTTATGACAAATGAAATCGATACCCAAGAAAGAGCCGCGTCTGCCGTGGGAATGGCCGCTGAAGAATATGCCAAACTCCCAGACAAAATCCGCGATGCAAATGTCGCCCTTGATTGGCACGCTGAACGCTTGAGGGTTGCCGAAGAGGAATTGGGCAAAGCTGAGACCGCATGGAGAAGTGCTGCCGATGAAGTGTCAGACTTAAAGCAGGAAATCTCAGATGTTAATCTTGAGCTTGACAAACTGGCCAATCCTAACCTTGAGGGAACGCAGGCATTTGAAGACTCCATGTTCAAACTAGATCAGGATATAGCAAGGCTCGGAATCACCCTAATCAAAACAAGGCAAGCTATGACCCTCGTGGATACGGAAGGACTGAAAGGCAAGTCCTTAGAGATAGCTAATAAACACAATGATGCAGAGCGCAAAAAAGTTAGCCTTATCCAGGAAAGTATTGACGCATTGCGGGAAGAGCAAACGCTGTTGCGGTTGAACGCAGAGATTACCTTTGATCCGATTATGAGGTCGCTTAAAGAAGCAACCGAAGAAGCCAAGGGGCTTAATGATGAAATGGACCTGGATAAGGCCACGGCCAATGTTACTGTAATTGAAGGGCTTGGTAGCGATCTTGACATCCTCAATGCAAAACTTGAAGATGCAAAAAAAGCCCTAGACCTTGAAGCGATAAGTGTCAAATTACACAAGGATATGGTTACACATTTCACAGGCGCGGTTTTAGAAGCCGACTTGAAACTCCAATGGCTGGAAGATCAATCCACAGGCCATGCAAAGTGGATTACAGCACAAGGGAATAAGGCCGCATGGGCATGGGCTGAAGCCCTTCGCAATATGAAAGCCGCTGGAGTCGCCACTAAAATGAACGCGATTAGGCAGGCGACCAATCGGGAGACGTCTAGTTCAGGAGGCGGAACCTTAACCCTCCCTGAAAATGCAAACGGCGGAATGATAAATGAGCCAACTGCGCTTTATGGACTTAAAAGGAAGGCGTTCTATGCTACCGCAGGGGAGAAAGGTCCAGAGGCTATTGTCCCTCAATCTGGTGGTGCTGGCAAGGCGATTAACATGGTGGTCAATCTGGATGGGGAAGCTTTGATTCGGGTTCTCGGTATTCCAATGGTAGAGAACATCAGGCTTCAACAGGGGATGGATTAATGGATCAAAAAACTGAACTATCAAAAGCTGTTTTCGACAAAATAGCTGGGAACAAAAAGCCCATCATCAAAGAAGAGGGAGACAAACTCGTTATGCGGGAGTTGCCCTACTATCACATGGTGGCCGAGAAGGATGTTGCCGATGGTGTGGCCTATGAATCTGAAGGCAAGAGTCTTCAGTTAAAGATTGCCAAGATGGAATGGGATACGGGTCTTCCTTTCAAATCTGCTCCATCTAAAGTTGATGTAACCAAACCAACAGGTGATCTTGGGATATTGATTGAAGGGAGGCCGGGGAATGATGCCGTTGGAGTCCGATATCCCGACGCTTTTGGGTTAGGTGTCCATGTTGGCGTGCTGACCCATAAGTACAAAATGAAGATTGTCAAGTCGATTGACAGTCAACCCGTGATACCCAAGTCCGCTAAGACTCTTGACATCTGGACTGAACTCAGTGGCGATCTCCCACTAGACTGGAATAGCAAAGATGCGGAAATCACTGAGCCTGTGAAACTTGGCGAGGACAGCCGCCTCAATCCTGCATGGGCTTGGGATTCACAATCAGAGTGGGTAGAAGATGAGGGGCCGGGTAGTGGATACTATAAACAGAACAGAATCCCAATCAAGTCATTCCTACGTGTAGTTGACGGCAAATCCTACCACATCAAATCTATGCCTGCTGACTGGTTGGAAACCGCACAATACCCAATCTACACAGATGTCGATATCACTTGGGGTGCTGGCAGTGATTTCACAACCTCTGCAACACGGGCTACGCGAATGTGCCGGGTGAAAGGCTCAACAACTAAATTTGCTGTGGGCTATTCATTATCAGACGTATTACATGTAAGAGTCGGTGAATATTCTGCTCCAACTACTATTGCATGGGGTGCAGATAGTGGTGCCATAGTAACCCTAAATCGAAATGACGCATTTGATGTATGTTCGCCAAGTGATGACATTATAGCAGTTTCGTACAATGACAGTAACGCAGATTGGCAGGTTAGGGCTGGCGACTTAACAGGTACTGCCATCAATGGTTGGGGAGCAGAAGTTACAATTAACAGTGGCGGTGCAACTGATTATGCATATCATGTAGATGTTGCGCCTGGGGATACTGATGAATTTGTAGCTTTTAATAGCGATCGCGGTATCAGCAATCAGTTATATGCTTGCCATTGTACATTGTCCGGCGCACCCAAAACCACCATCACAAATAATGACATGAGCCTTGTAGTAAACACTGAGTTTTTTCTACCTCATGCCGCACAAATTGACACTAATAAATGGTTAGTAGCTGGCTATCACAGTTCTAACACTGACGGTGAAGTTGTCGCCATTTCATGGGATGGAGTTACACCGTGGAATGTCGGGGCAGTAGTTACATTTGAAACAGATGCGGATCATGCTACTCCATATGGTGCCGGTAGTCCATTCATCGATTTTGGATCAACAGACAAGGCGGTTGTCACCTTTCGGGATTACACTGGTACTGATAGGAGTAGAGCTTTTGCAGTGACAGTATCAACGTTGACATGCACTCTAGGCGCAATTGTAAATCTTGGTGATGGCTATGCTAATCAGAATGGTGTCGCTTTTACTAGTGAGACGGATGTTATATTCCTTTTCGTTGATCAGGGCAATTCGGATAAACTTTATTCAAACAAGGCAAGTGTTGTCTGGGCCACAAGAGTTATCACTCTGGGAACATCAGAGGAAGTAGATTCTAACACTTGCAAAGAGTCAGATATAGTCTATTTACAATCAGGCGTGGTAGCGGGTGCATATGGTGATACCACAAATACAGACGGCACGGGGATAATTGGCACATATGCAGCACCAGTCGCTGGTGTTTTAGCACCATATTATTATACAAATTTACTCGCAGGGAGGGGCTTCTAATGCAGATAAATACAGTTCAATACTGGTATGTGTTCGCCTTCGATCTGACAGACAACACACCCAAGACCGGAGATGCCGCACAGATCACGGCTGATGTTTATATCGACGATGCAGTAGCTAACGCAGTTGATGACACGAATCCCACTGAGCTTGCTCACGGGTTCTATCGTTTTGACATCACAGCAGCCGAGTCTAATGGGGACCAAATATTGATTGACCCTGTGAGTGCAACCGCAGACATTCAAGTGGTAGGGGTTCCGGGTGCAGTCTCAACTGTACCAGCTTCATTTAATACGAGCGTAGCCCTGACCGGGGACAGTTACGCAAGATTGGGCGCACCTGTTGGGGCCAGTATCTCAGCGGATATTGTTGGAGTAGTTGCCGCTATGATCGCCGGGATAGCTGACGGGGCCTACGACCTGCAAGATTTGATTCGTCTTATCGCGGCTGCTTGTGCTGGCAAATCAAGTGGAGGCGGTACTAACACTTTGGTATACCGTGACTTGTCAGATACCGTGGATCGAATAGAAGCCCTGGTTGACTCGAACGGTAATAGATTGACCATGACCTACTTGTAGGATTGATAAAATGGGACTATTGAAACCCGGATATTGGCCGACCACGTACTGGTCAGAATCATATTGGCATGAATTGTATTGGCAAATAATGCTGCCTATTCTGGCCACTATATCCGGGGAGGCTATTATAATCAGGCGCGACTCTTTAAACATCCAGAACCGAATTGAGGAACGATCAATAGCCAGCTTCACAGTGGTCGACCGAACCGGGACCGCGAGTTATCAGCGCGGAGAACCTGTCGTGTTGCGTGACCTAAGTGGCAACCTGCTATTTCAGGGATTCATTGGCACCTCAAAAGAAAAGCGTTTTGGCCCCAATCATGCGGGGCTATACCACACTATCAAATGCATGGACTGGCATTATCTGGCAGACAAAAGGGTCTGCGCTGAATCCTACCTTGACACGTCCTGCGGTGTCGTTGTCCAAAACCTGATTGATAACTACTTGGTCGAGGAAGGGATAATCGGCGGCGAGTTGGGAGTTCGATTCACAGCCGGGGTTGCCACTTCCAATATCGAATTTGTTGACCCGTACGATGCCACAAATGTTTGGTGGGGATTCTTTACTTTCAAGCTAGATGAGGATTTTAGTATAGCCAGTGCGGATGATCAATATTTATCAGGCAAGTACGATGATGCAAATAACCATCTGGAAGTATATTTGGGTAGCGTGGATGGGAAACTTCATCTAAGACACACGGAGGTGGGAGCGGCTGAAGTTGCATTATCCTTAGAGGCAACATGGACTGCTGGGCAATGGTACAGCGTTTTGGTTCAATGCTCCACCGTATCGGGTCAGAAAGTGGTGATCGATGCTGGCATTCCCGTGCTGGAGGCGGGTAACACCACGGCAATTTCGCTCACTGCGGACATGTGCATCGGGTCAAGAGATAACGGTGTGGCGACGGATGGGATCGCAGGCATAATTAGCGAATTAGCAATGGGCAATGTTGTCCTCACCGCAGCCGAAGAGTACGGTATTTTCGGTGGCACCATGCCAGCCAGCGCGGTCAACATATTCATGCTTAACGAGGGAGTCGGCACGATTGCCCACGATACCGGAACCGGATTAGACAATGGAACCCTAGACACAGGTTGTTCATGGACAGTCGTTACCGAGCGAATTCAGGAAGGTTTAAACTTGGAAACCATTGCCCTGAACTACGTTCGCGTCTCAGATGCCATCGATTCACTTGCTGAAGCGTCCAATTTCATCTGGTACATAGACGTCAATCGGCGTTTATGGTTCGTGGAGCGGTCCACCACGCCATCACCAAGAGCAATCACCACAGATGAGATCATGAAGGGATCGACCACCCTAACTCGTGGCTCCAACAAATACCGGAACACTCAGTATCTCAGGGGTGGAAAAGGCGTCACTGATTTGCAGACCGAAGCACAATTGGGTGATGGGGATAAAACCGCATTTCCTGTTGGCTACCCAGTAGCTAAAGAACCCACGATCCGCACGGATATCGGGGCGGGATATGTAGCGCGGACAGTCGGCATTAAAGGGGTCGAAACTGGTTTCGATTGGTATTGGTCCAAGGGTGACCCGATTATCACCCAAGACGTCGGTGGGGTAGTTCTAACCGCAGCTCACAAGATTGAGGTAGCGTACTACGGTCAATATGAAATCATAGTATTGGCAGAGGATGGAGCTTCCATTACTGATCAGCTTGCCATTGAAGGTATCGGAACCGGGAAAGTGGAGATGATCACCGACCGTACCAACATCACTGATTCAGACACAGGAATCAACTATGCTTTGGCTCTGCTCAAAAGGTTCACGTCTGAAGCCGATGTCTACAAATTTAAAACCAAGACTGGTGGATTAGAGGTAGGGCAAAACGGCCCAGTCACCGATGCTAAATATGGTCTAGCCGCTGAAGATATGTTGTTTGAAAGCATCATGATCAGACTGGTAGATAGAGAGTTTTATTATGACGTGCAGGCGATTGTCGGGCCTGAGACCGGTAGCTGGCAGAAGTTTTTCCGAGACCTCAAAAATCGGGAAGTACCGACTGGTATCGATATCGGCACCGGAGTTTTGATCATCTTAAAAACTACTGAGACTGATTGGGAATGGGAGACCGAGTGCGAGTATTTCGAATACACCTGCGATGTTCCGGGCGTTACGCTCTGGCCGGAACTTACAAGATATCCTTGTTAGTTGACAGGAGATAAGCTATGGCAGTATTAACAATGAAGCTCACCAATGTCGCCGTGAATATGGTGAGGGACGGGCTGAAGGGTGACGTGTCCGATCTTGAAATAAAATACATTGCTATCGGGGATGACAATGGGGCAATTTCACCTTTGGCAGCAACTAATACCACTCTCGGAAATGAAACATCCAGAAAACTAGTTACATCTAAAACCGGGGGCGGCACTGGCATCATGGATACAATTTCAATCCTGCTTAATACCGAGGCCAACGGTAATATCGAGGAATTGGGATTCTTTGCCGGGACTGCGGCTGGAGCAGGTGCCGATTCGGGAATTCTCGTAGCCAGGGGATTTTATTCTAAGGTAAAAACTAACCTATTATCGGTTCAGTTCCAGTCAACCGATACGATCAGGGAGGGATAACGTGGCTGCATATGTGAAAACAGTTTGGGTCAACGGGGGGGTGCCGGCGATAAGCAAAGCTAATCTGGACCACCTTGAGACCCAGTACGACGAAGCGATGGCTGACGCCTTCGACGGTACTCCGGTATATACAGGAACCGGGTTGGGATTCAAGGACCAGGATGATATGGCTGATAATTCAGCCGTTGCCGTCTCCAGTCAGCAAGCAATTAAAAAATATGTTGACGATGAAGTTTATGAGCTTCTGGATGAGTGGCTTGGCGGAACGTGGGCAGCAATCGTAACTACTGATATAGCAGCCGTTAATAAGGTAACTCAGGCGGGACGTGGCGTTTGCGAGGTTACAAGTGACGGAGATGGTGATGTTGAAGTGGTCACCGAAGTTCTTATCGACGGCACAGAAGTTTTTCAATGGGCTGGTAATGTAGCAGGTGCGCACACATTCCAATATCACGTATCAATAACAATTCAAGTTAACAACACGGGTGTCGGAAATAAAACCTGTTCTGCTGGTTCCTATTATGGAAACTTCAGTTCTTAGGAGGGGACAGTGAAAAAATACGAATTTGAATATCGAAGTTGGCAAAAGCCTCTCGAGCTGATCAATGTGCTGGGTGTCTCGCTGGTTGAGGTAAAGCACAAAGGCGGGGTAGGTATAATCACAATTGGCGTCGAGAACAAGCAAAGCAAGACAGAGATTGATAGACTTCGGACCAATTTGGAGAATGATTCCAACCCTTATGCCACCCCATCTCCCGAAAAGCCATTGGCGGAAATCGTGGCCAGCCTAGTAAAGGAAGTTGAATTACTCAAATCACAAAATAGCAAGGAGTAGGACGATGGTAAAATTTGCAATTGGAATTGAACTGTTTGCCGTGACATTGATATTAGCGGAGGGATGTTACCTCCTGACATCTGACGGTGACTCCTTTCATTTTCTCGGATATATCGGGGCGGCACTTGCCGTCACCGGTAGTGGATTTTGGGCAAAGATTTTGAAACGCTAACCCTCTCCTCTCCTTATTTGATTTGGGGCTTCGGCCCCGGCAGAACCCTCGGTGGATGCCCTCCTACCGGGGGTTTTTGCTATTTAGGGCTGCTAACTTTTCCGCATAAATATTTTGTAATTCCCTAAAATCTGTTAACACCCCACGGAACATCCTTAAAAAATAGCTACAACTTCCTTGTGGCATATTGTTAAATGGTGTCCTGCGTGTGATTGCATATAGGACAAGTGGAAAAGCGTTTCCCGGTTATCCTGAGTCGTTTTACCTATACTCAAATGCGCGCTTACATTCCACCGTGAAACTTTACAACCGCTACGCAGGGGCTTGACAAAGGCTTTACAATCTGATACTATGTATGTGGTTGGTTCGGGCTTGACCCTGACAGCCTAAGGGGGATGAGATGGCAGACATAACCAATGAGACGCTTGAAATCCTAAAACAGAACATTCCTGGCAATCAGTTCGAAATTGGAGCTTACGAGAAGTGTCAGGATCATTGCTTGGAAGGCGGTGAAGAATGGGCGAAGTGGGAAGGTTGGTATGGCATGATCGCTTACTACGACGCACACCCGATGGACATAAGAGCCATACAAGACGATTACACCGGCGAAAGCATTAGATTCTGGATTTGGTACTCCCAGCATGAGGACCACGGCTGGGGCGATGATTGGTCTGCTGACTTAGACCCTGATATGACAATCACTAAAGCAGAGGCGATGCTACTCACCGAAGATGACCCTGACAGCCAATAGATTATCAAATACAGGAGGGAATGAGAATGAATGCTATCGATAAAATCACTGACTTGGTAACAATCGAAATTATGACCGAATGGCTCAAAAGCCAAACAGAACCTGGGATTTACAAGATTATGTACGATCCCGATGATGACAAAGTATACGTGTCCTCAACCTATTCCGGAGATAACTCATACATCCCCGGAGACAATAGAATTTGCCTGGCGCTGGCGGATATCAGAGAAAGCTTGAGCATGGAAACCGTTGGGCTGGATGAGGACGGAGATATCATTGATTCCGACACATACAATAGTATCATCGACGAATGTGAGAACAGACTAACCGAAGCCGAAAATGACGGCGATATTGAATTTAATTAAGGGGTGATAAAATGAGGAAATGCAATGTATGCGAAAAAACTTGGTTCATCGAAGATAGCGACAAGTGCCCCCGTTGCGGTGAGAGTGATTACACGGAGCTGAACCAACTCAACACGATAGATCGTCACGGATATAACCCATACAATGCTTGAGCGTTCAAGCATTAGCAACCAAATTGAGGAGGGAATGAGATGACCAAAACAGAACAAATAATCAGGCGAATAGCAGAACTCAAAATCAAGGCGTACGGTCTCCCTGGCACCATCGATGAGTATATCGCCAAATGCAAAAAGGAGGATTAAAAATGTTCACAATCAACGGAATGATAATCGGCGATGAGCGCAAGGAAATAGATGGAACCATGTGGAGACTGTTGATGGACCCAAACCACCCGTTGGGACTCAATTGGTATCGGGCGATCCCTATCGAGCCAGGCGACGAAGACCGAGCAATTAACGAAGTCAAAATAATCACAAAGGAGGTAGAGTTTTGAAGAAGAGGCTGAGGAAATCTTCCCGGAAGCAGGGCAAGCCACAGGAAGCAGGCGTTTCCAGCCGGACAGAACGCAGGTTCGGCACTGAAATCAAAGAGGGTAAGGGGAGGAAATAGATGGAATATACAGAGCCACCATATGAATTGTTACCAGTGGATACGACCTTTATAAATGGACACCATCATTTTTACTGGCCCATTGTAGAGGTTGGGGATGGGGTAAGCGACAGCATAGGAATTGCCGCATTATTGTTACCTTATGAGGATGACTGCCCCAAAGCAAGGCTTGAGCGAGAAGAGACTGCCAAGTTCCTTGTCCGGGCCTGCAACTGCCACAAGGAACTACTGGAGGCTTTGAAGGACTTGCTGGTTTCAATGTGGGATTGCAATGGTGACGAACAAGTGGCAGCAGAGAAAGCCATAGCCAAAGCGGAGACAGCATGACCAGCCAACGCAGGACAGCGAAACGGATGGAAGAAGCCCTTCGGAGGGATGAGGAATTCAAAACCCGCGTTGTTCGAGACCCGAAGATGGTCACGGACATGCAGAAATATTTCAAAATTAAGGAGGGCATAATGGAATTAGAAGTTCACGCAAAACAATTGTCGGAAACAACCGTGCTAAATATCTCCGTGAGAAAAGCCCATATAGACATCAGGCAGCATGTAACCGGGCTTACTCAGATCGATTTATTCGATCTGTCGGGAGAGGAGATGATTGCACTTGGTCGTCAGATCATCCTTGAGGCAAGCGGGATTACGGACAAGGATGAAGAGCTTCCCCTGGATGGCCAGCAACCTTACGAGAACTGCTATTGCTATAGTCTTGCAAAGAGGAGGTGTGTAATTGGTGATGAAAGCAAATGCAGGCGTGAGATAGGGCTAGATTGCAGGTTATACAACCCAGTCTGCCGGGTATGCTCGGAACCACTCGGAAACCCCGACCACGAAGTATGCTGCGCAAAGTGCGTAAAAGCGGAAAATCTATAATCAAAATAAGGAGATGGAGAAAATGGACACACAAAAAACAGAAGTCGCCTTAGTTAAGGCAACAAACGAGATCAACCCTATGATGGAAAGGTTCAAAGCAAATTTCCCAAGCAGCGAAATCGTCAACGATGAGGGCATGACGACCGCAGCGACCATCCTGGATGAAGGGCGCAAATGGTTGAAGGTGCAGGATGATGAAAGGAAGGAACTTGTCGGACCCCTGAATGCTCATGTCAAGTGGATCAATGCCAGATACGGAGCAGTTACCAAACCCGTGAGTGATGTCATAGACATGGCTTCCGGCATGATGTCAGCAAGGCAAGAGGTACTTGACGCAGCCGTAGAAGTCGAGAACCGGCGCAGGATCGCAGAGGAAGCGAAGAAAACGGCGGAGGGTACTAGCACATCACCCATACCGGAAAGTATCGCTCCCGTGGTTCCTGCTACCCCTAACAAGGTATATACCCAAACAGGCAATGTAAGTTTCCGGGAGTCATGGGTGATTGAAGTTCTTGACATCAAGCAACTTCCTAAAACCTTGAAAGTCGCCGGTCAGGATTTCGTGCTGGTGAAACCTGATCAGCCGATCCTAAACAAGCTGGTCAGCCTGGGAGTTCGGGAATTGAAAGGTTGCCAGATTCGCAAGGTCAAGACACCAGTGAGGGGGAAGTGATGCTTAATCTGTGGAAGAAAATTGCAAAGAATAAACCCATAACCGAAGATTCAGTGACGGGGAAAACTATTGATATCGAGCGTGACACATCTATCCCCGGCGCAATTAAATTGAGTTATCACAGTTGTCCTGGTGCCAAGTTCGCCAAGTTAAAGAAGGAATTCCCCGAAGCGTACCAGAGTCACGGTGGGACTGAATGGCTGGCAACTGTGGGATTGATCACAATCTTCAAAGGTGGTGATGAGGCATGAAGATACAGGGGCTTGAAATCACACCACAACCCCGGAAGTCTGAGGAATCCGAGAACTATTATTTTGTGCCTGTCGGTTCCCTCGGAGTCTATCTTCCGCGATGCACGGAAATCCTTGGAACGGTTGGGAATGACTGGCTGGCCAAATGGTATGGCCGGGTTGGGATAGATGAGGCCGAACGGGTCAGCGGTGAGGCCATGGCTATCGGGTCCGAGGTCCACTATTGGGTAGAGCAAATCCTAAAGGGACATATCATCACACCGGACGAATGGGCGGGGATAGTTGAGCCAGCTAAAAACGGTATCCGGGCATTTGTCCGCTTTCAAAAGGAATGGGGATGCAAAGCGTACAGCGATGAGTTTGTCGAGAAAACCGTCTACTCAGTCGAGGATGGATATGCCGGCACCCTGGACATGGTAGGGATAACCGGATTCCCAACGGGGAAATCATCCACAATACTGGTTGACTGGAAAACCTCGAAGCAACACGACCAAAAGCACGTTGTACAACTTGGGGCCTATCATCACGCCTTACTTAAATGCAACCCCGGAATGAAGGTGAACGGCGGAATGATCGGGCGGTTGGATAAGCTGACCGGAATCCCGGATATGAGGTACATCACCCTGAAGGAACTCCGGGCCGGTTGGGAATGCTACAAGCACATCTTGAAGGTCTGGTATTATTTCAACGGCGATAGGGTCGCAAAGGAGAACATGTCGTGAAGGCGATTGATTTTATGAATGAGCGCATCGATAAGGGATATTGCCCTCACAGCCAAGAGGTGGTCGGATCAAAAAGGCGTAGGTTCCCATGCTTTTTTATAGCCCATCACCTTGAAGGTATCGGGGAAACACACCCGGCATTCAACGAGCGTTGCACACTTGAAGACATGAAGCGATGCCACTTCACAAGCCCGGTTGATTTTGACCGAATAAAGGGAGGGAGTTGAAGAATGACGAATGAACAGTTGGCAGTTATGTTTACGCACTATCAATCGCAGTTGATGGAAGCTATTTGCAAGGCAGAGAGTGACTTACTGCTGGATAGCAATATAGAGTGGCGAGAGGTTCATCCTGTTATGGGTCTGAAATTTGCGCAGCTAGTTATTATGGATGACTTCAGATGCCTTGCAGATGACCTATCTGAGAGTATCAATATTTTGACAGGCAAGTAACTAGCACAAATAGTTAAAGGAGGGAAATAACAATGGCAAAAGGTGACAAAGAAAAATACACGACCAACCTGACGATCACGGCGGTGGTCGGGAGAATCCCCTATGGGAAAGAGGGGAATGAACTCTTCAAAGTCAAGGCAGAGACGGCGCAGGGTGACGAATACGAATACGCCTGCTTCTCTAAAGGACTGTGGCCATTCCTGGAGACCACCGAGGAAACTTTCAAAGCTGACTGCGAACGCAAAGAGGGCGAATGGAATGGGTCAAAAACGTACAACCATTCGATATCGCAGGCATATAAAGCGGACGGAAGCCCGATTGCCGAAAAGAAGCCTTGGGGAGGTGGAGGCGGCGGAATGACGGCGGAAGTGGCGACAGTCCTTGGCGACAACTTGGGCAACTATATAGTCATGGCTGCGCAGGAATTGACAAATGGCTTCCAAGAAATCACGGACAAATACCTTGAATACCTTGAAGCGCATAGCTGGGCTCTTCCGGGGAAGTCTGAAGATGCAAGTGAACCGTTGCCGGATATGAAAGAGGAGGAACAAGCCCTGCCATCCGATAGTACCCCGGCCAGTCATCCCATGAGCTTGACCATGCAAACCAAAATCAAGGACATTGGAGATCTGATGAATAAGGCAACGAAGGAATTAAAGTTCAGCCTATCATCAGTCAAATTGATTCTGGACGTGGACGATCCCACAAAGATTTTAAAGAAAAACCTTCAGGACTCCTGGGAGAAATTATTCGATGCCTGGATTCTTCACGTCGAACTGGAAAACGGGCAGGCAAGAACCGGGGATGATGAGCAGTTGCCGTCCTAGTGGGTGAACGATGAAACGCACAGCATTAAAGCGCAATACCCCCTTGAAGGCAAAGGCCTGGCTGAAATCAAAGGTCGGGCTGAAATCTTTCGGGAAGAAGGCGCAGAGGCAGAAAAAGGAACTGGATGCGATCCGCCCGTTTTTGGAAGCAAGGGCAAATGGTAGGTGCGAGCATTGTGGCAAGCATCCGCAGTGGGTGTTTATGCCGGACAGACCGGGGATTGAGCCTCACCACCTTGCCCATGACCGCTCAAAGAACAGGCCCGAAGACATCATTATGCTTGCGCCGTATTGCCACGACATGTACCAGTGCAAGCCGAAAGATTGGGAGGGATGGACAGATGGGAAAAGCTAGTCGGGAACGCAAACAGCGGATCATGGACGGCGATCCTCTTGGGGAACGTCTGGGGATGACCGAGGAAGCGAAGGCTGGTATGAAAGCACTTACAAAAGAGTTTGGGAAGGCCCTGGTATTAGTGGGGCGAAACCCTCTCCTCGGAATAGCACTGCTGGCCGGGATGAAGAAGCAAAGGGAACATGAAAAAGAATTAGAAGGAGGAACTCATGGCGACCAAAAAGAGAGTCGTAAACTGGAGGATAAATCGTGAAGCACTAGAAGACATCGAAGGCGCAGAGATTGCCAACGGTAGGTTCAGCAGCTTACCAGCTTTCGTGAACTGGATGCTCGATGCCTACCGGAAGGGCGAAACGATCAAACGAAATTAAAAGGAGAGGAAGAGAATGCACGTTGAACTGAAAAACGCAGAAGTCGAATTCGGCAATACCAAACCAAACTCCAATGGCGTTTGGAGAACTGAAATCAAGGTCAAGATCGATACGGACCCGGAACTCCTGAGGCAGTTGGTTATGATTGCGCAATCGCCGGGGATGACAGATGTGATCGTGACCACGCCGCAAGAGGCGATGGCTTTGGGAGAGGGTGAAACGGAAGCGGACACCACCGATGAAACTGAAGAGGCCCCGATTGACCTTACCATGATTGACATCCGCAAGGATGACGACGAGGCCAACGAAGAGCCTTTTTCCTGCACCTTGAATGAACAGTCATTCGTCGGGAAGGATTCCAAGACTGTCATATGCCGATTGCTTGCCGGACTGAATCTGGTCAAACGAATCAAGGGTGGGCATTTGAAAGAGGGGAACTACGACAACGTGGACGTGATCGCGTTGATCCGCAACCTGGAGAAGCAGGACGTCCCCGGAATGGACATGATCATCAATATACTTCGGGAGGGATCGTTTGAACCTGCCGTGAAAGTTTAACTGAAATGGGCTGTGGCGGAATTGGCATACGCTACCCGTTAGTTCCTTAGAGAATAATAAAAGTCTAATGGGTTACTGGAATGAAGTCTAATTCTGGTGTAAGATGAAAGATCTTATGCGGCAGTTAAAAGATCCAATGCAGGTTCGAATCCTGCCAGCCCATAGAAAGGGAGTCTCCTCCGGGAGGCTCTCTTTTTTGTTAAAAGACTTTACAATCACTGGGATTGACAATATCTGCATAATATAGTACATTTAACCAGATGGAGGTGAGCCGTGAAGGACAAGCCAATCGTGCAGTACATTTGCAGGGACTGCGGGAAAGAGTTCCCAGCACCACAGGGTAGCAGGAGATCGCTTTGCCCTAAATGCCTTGTGGAAGCCATGACGAAGGACAAGTAATGGCTAAGGATGCTTTTTATTTCAGGCATGACGCTAATGCCAGCTCCGATCTAAAGCTCAAGGCATTACGGAAGCAATATGGATGGGAGGGAATAGGTTGGTGGTGGTATTTGGTCGAACTGCTCAGAAGTGAGGAAAATTACGAGCTTGAATATTCCGGGGAAACTTTTGAGGGAATGATGGTTGACATGGGGTGTGAATCAGAGGACGTGAAAACGTTTATAGATTACTGTGCGGATAAGAGATTGTTGGAGAAATCAACGCCCGTTGAACGCCCGTTGAACGCCGTTGAAACGTGTTTTACAATGTTTTACAGTCCCCGCCTAAAAGGGGATATGGTGTCTCTTGATGCGTTACGCGAACAACGCAGAATGGCCGGTAAAAAGTCCGCAGAAAAGAGGTCTTCTACGAGTAAAAGCTCAACGCTCGTTGAACACCCGTCGAACGACCGTTCAACTAGTAGAGTAGATAAGAGTATAGTAGAAAGAGAAGATATGTTTAAGCAAACAACAACACAATTCGCTGATAAACATACTCCTTCAATGATAACGGAGTTTATTAATTACTGGACCGAGCCGGACCGGGCGGCCAATCCCCGGATGAGATTTGAAAAGGAAAGGACGTGGGAGATGGGTCGCCGCTTGGCAACCTGGGCAAAGAATGATTTCAGCAGAAATAACTCATGGCATGGCAAAACAGATCAGCCCGGCCTAATAGGGAAGGAAGTATGACTGACAAAGAGCAAGCAATACAGCAAGTAGCGGAGGTAATTGCGCTGGGTGTGGGAACTGGTAGGCGTCCCGACACGATAGCAATAGGTATTATCTCTCTTGGTTGTATAGGCGTGATTGCCAGTGAGCAGCCGGATGATGAGGTGATTCGCGGTAGCTTGCCTGAATATCAAATATGGACTTCAAGACTTAAAGAGCAAGGCTGGCGCAAGCTGGCAGATAAGGATGGATCATGATTGAAGATATCACTCCCCCCTTTGACCATGACGCAGAGGTTGCGGTTCTTGGTTCCATCCTGATTGACCCTGATTGCTTTTTGGTAATCCGGGGCATGTTGACCCCGGAGGATTTCTACCGGGACCGGAATCAATGGGTCTTTACAGCCTGCGAAAATCTGTACCAGCAGAAGAAAGCAATTGACGAAATCACGGTTGCGCACGAATTAAAGAGAATGAAGCGATTGAACGACATGGGCGGGGTTGACTTCCTGAGCTCGCTCGTTTCGGAATCGCCGACTTCAGTCTATGCCGAAGCCTATGCCAAAATAATCAAAGACCTCTCGAACTATCGGGAACTGCTTATCATAGCAGAGCAGGCGTCAGTGGTTGCCCAAGAGTCCCCTCCAGATGTGGGCGATGCCATCGCAGCCATCCGGGAGAAGATTGACAACCTCGGGAAGAGGACGCACACAGCGGGGGAGTTCATTCCTATCAGTGAGGTTATCATGGACTCTTCAGAGCGTATTCTGGGCAGGATGGACCAGAAGTTTCTTCGAGGTCAGTCGTGCGGATTCCCCAGGATTGACCAATCGATTGGAGGCTGTGCTGGGGGGAATTTGATTATTATAGGAGCCCGTCCAGGTATGGGTAAAACTCAACTGATGTGTACCTTTGCAAAGTGTATGGGCAAGCCTGACGGGAAGGCTGCAATCGTCAGTTTGGAGATGAAGAAAGAAGAAATTGCGGATAGGTTCATGTATGCCGAGGCGCGGCTGAACGAACGGGAATTGCAAAAGAAGTTCTCCAGAGGCCAGGTAGAAATGGGCGAATTGGAGGCCTATCAGGATAGAATCATGCAGGCCCTTGATGCCGTTTACGAGTACGATGTAGTCATCACAGATCAGGGCCGTCAAACCGCAGCGGCTATCCGGTCAAGCGTGATGAGGCAAGTGGCAAAAGAGCCTATCGGATCGTTGTTTGTAGATCACATTCGGTTGGTGGCCGACAAGGACAAGGATGAGGTCAGACGTCTTGGGAAGATTGCGCAGGAGTTAAAGGAGATCGGGCGGGAGTTAGATATTCCCGTGTTCCTGTTGTGCCAACTCAATCGCAAACTTGAGGATCGACCTCTTCATGCCAGTAAGGGGCATCTGGACAAACGTCCGGTGCTTTCTGACATCCGGGCATCGGGCGAAATTGAAGAGGATGCAGACATTGTTCTCGGATTATACCGGGAAATCTGTTATGACTCAGAATATAAATACCCCAACAAAATGGAGGTACGATATTTAAAATGCAGGCAGGGAGCAGCCGGGGGAAACTGGAGCTATCTTGATTACGAGGCAGAAACGGGAGTGATGAAGCAGTGGAGCAACGAAGAGGAAGAGGAATGAAGGTATTAGTGGCTTGTGAAGAAAGTCAAACAGTCGCAAAGGCATTTCGGGAATTAGGCCACGAAGCGTACTCTTGTGATATTGAGCCGTGTTCTGGCGGGCATCCTGAATGGCATATTCAAGACGATGTGCTGGATCATTTTAAGGATGGATGGGACATGATGATAGCTCACCCGCCATGTACATATCTGACCGTGACTGCAAATAAATGGTTGAAAGACCAGCCAGCCCGTAAGAGTGGCGCATTAGTTGGGGACGAAAGACGTAGGGCTAGGGGTGAAGCTGTAAAATTCTTTATGGTACTGGTAAGTGCAGACATTCCGAGAATATGTATTGAGAACCCTGTCGGAATCATGTCCTCTCACTGGCGCAAACCCGACCAGATCGTACAGCCGTTCCAGTTCGGGCACCCTGAACCCAAGAAAACATGCCTATGGCTAAAGAATCTTCGCCTCCTAGTTCCCACTGGGGTTGTAGAGCCTGAGTATATGATTTCCAATAGCGGTAAAAGGCTGGCAAGGTGGTACTACCAGCCAAGCCAATCGCCTGAGCGTCAGAAGATGCGAAACAAAACCTTCCCCGGAATAGCTCGAGCAATGGCAACCCAATGGGGAGATATTGAATTAGCGGAGCAAAAAAGATGAAGCAGAAGAAACACGATGACGTTGCATTCATTTGTCCAAAGGGCCATATCCGCTGGATGGATAAGTGCTTCGACAATCAAACGCTGATTATGCAATGCCACGAATGTGAGGAGAGAATGGAGTTTAAAAGGAGGGAAGATGGATAAATTAAATTCATATCCAAAGGTTTATACAATCGGACACAGGCAAATCAAGGGGATATTTGGCGGATCGGTCACTATCGAAGAGAAAATAGATGGCTCTCAGTTTTCGATGGGCGTCAACCAAGAGGGGGAATTGTTACTTCGGAGCAAGGGGCAGCAGATATACGCAGAAGCTCCCGAAAAGATGTTCGGATTGGCCGTGGAGACGGCTTTAAAACTCAAAGACCAACTTCGGCCAGGTTGCGTATATCGATGTGAATACCTGAACAAGCCAAAGCATAATGCGCTTGCCTATGATCGGGTTCCCGAAGGCAATCTCATCCTCTTTGACGTGATGATTGTCGAAGAAGATTATGCGCCGTATGGCTATAAGATTATGGAGGCTGAGAGGTTGGGTCTTGAGTGCGTTCCTCTTCTATTTGAAGGGATGATTGATGGCATAGACGGAATAATGGCACTACTCCAAACTGACTCCATTCTTGGGGGCCAGAAGATAGAGGGGTTCGTGGTCAAGAATCGAGACTTGTTCACCGATGACAAGAAGATGTCTTGCGGTAAATATGTTTCTGATTCCTTCAAGGAAGTGCATGGCGCATCTTGGAAAGGCTCCAATCCTACTGGAAAGGATTTTGTACAACAGATCATTGACCAGTACAAGTCGGAGTCGCGCTGGCAAAAAGCCGTGCAGCATCTTCGGGAAACGGGAGCGCTTGAAGATTCACCCAAAGATATTGGGATTCTGTTGAACGAAGCCAAACGAGACATAAAGGAAGAATGTTCTGAAGAGATTAAGGAGAAACTTTTCAATCATTTCTGGAAACAAATCGAGAGAGGTGTTACGGCTGGCCTTCCCGAATGGTACAAGGAACAATTACTGCTGTCAGAATTCCCGGAAGCCGATGAAGGAGGGCAGACCGATGACGCTTAAAGTAGTCCAAATCCCCACCAAGACGGGCCACAAATGGGGCTGGACCAAAGAGGGGTATGATTACGCATTGTCGGACGAATACGCCGATTGTACCTGCTTCTGTGAATCGGTGATAGAGAATTGTCCAAAGCCGTACTACTGCGTCTGCAAAGAAATCTATCTTGACCGCAAATGTGATGTGTTCGAGGTTGATCTGTGCGAAAGAGATCGTCAGCTAAAGAAAAATTGGCGAAAGAGATATCCGGTATCAAATTAAATTGGTTGAGGTTGACTGGTTGAGGCTAGTACACTAGCCCAGCCAAAGACAGTAACGGCGATAATAGGGCATCGCCCCGTCGTTAGGGAGCCGAGTTTTACGCATTCTCGGCACGGTCGGAAGGGGAGGGGCCCGACCACTAAAGGGATGAACGGGATGAGAACCAAATTTGAAGGGGGAGAAATGAAGAAAGTAATTGTAGAGAAGAGTGCCAAGCAGGAAATAGAACTTGCTAATGTAGGAATAGAGAAGCCTATTTTTGCAAAACTTGAGGGAAAGCTGAGTGGGATGGTCGTACGAGAAGATAAGGGTTGGTCGCTGAGGTTAGGAGGCGAAGTTTGCTCATGCGGATGGCACGCCGGTAGGGAGAAATGCCTTTTAGCAAGCCAAAGGTTCGGCTATGAATTTTTCGTAGAGGATTAAAAGGAGGAGATTATGCCAGAATCGACAAAGCCAAAGAATTCAAAACGGCACCGGTACAGCAAAGAGGTCCGGGACTTTTGCATCAATGCTCGGTTGGTGAAGGGCTACGATTATGAGTCAATCAAGGAAGCGGTGAAGGTCAAATTTCCTGGAGGGCAAATTCCGGCGTATACCACTATCATGTACTGGTGTGGAGATAACGAGAAAATGAAGATGGGGAGACCGAGACAGGGGCGCGATTACGGACCAAGACAGGAACCGTTACCTCCCGAACCGGATCCAGTATTCAGGGGACAGTACGAAATCACCGTACAGATGCCTGTAATGACTGAAGGGCGGACCCCCACGATTGAAGAGGTTTTGGAGCAATCAGCAAGGCTGAATCAGATGTTACTCAGTCGGGAGGTCCAGCGTCAGAAGTCACGGCGGAAGGCTTTCAATGCGAAGGCAACCAAAGATGGGAGGTTTGAAACGAAATGAGAAGCGTATTAGCAATCGATCCGGGGCCAAAGCAGAGCGCGTTCGTGTGGTGGGATGGGAAGGAGATTTTTCATCACTGCATTGTAGAGAATGAGACATTTGATGATGTTATTGACGCGGTAGAGGCTAGGGGCGTGGTGATGGTGATCGAACAGATCAAATCATACGGGATGAAGGTTTCCGATTCGGTGTTTGATACTGTATTCTGGTCTGGCAGGTTTGCTCAGTATTGGGATGACAACTATGGAAATTTCCATAGACTCCCTCGAATGGAAGTCAAGATGCACCTGTGCCACGATTCAAGGGCAAAGGATAGTAATATCAGGCAAGCCCTGATTGATCGCTTCGAGCCTGATTTACTCCTGAAGCAAAGGCCGAAAGGAATCCTTCAAGGGATATCAAAAGACGAGTGGGCCAGTTTGGCCGTAGCCGTCACATGGTACGATCAAAATATAGGGGGTAAATAATGAGCGAGAAATTATGCCCATTAAAGGTATGTTCGGAGTGGAACAGGGGTTGTGATGGTGATAGGTGTGAATGGTGGTGCGAGTGTCACGGTGATGATGGTACTGGAAAGGATTGTTGCGCGATCAGGTTAATCGCCATGAGGCCCATAGTGGTCCACACTGACCCTGTACCTAAAAGGAGGGAGGACTGATGAGGGTTTATGTAGCAGGTAGATACAGTCGAAACGCCAAGGGCCAACCGGGGAGCATTATGGAAGTCTTTCAAAACATTCAGATAGGAACGAAGGTTTGCGCCATGCTGATGAAGCGGGGATTCGACGTGTTCTGCCCCTGGCTTGATTTTCAATTCCTTTGGTATCAACCGGACATGCTGAAGTCAAGGTTTTATGAGCGGTCTATCGCCTTTTTGGAAGTGTGCGATGCGATGCTGGTAATATCTGGGGAAGGCGCATGTGGAGGAGTGGACAAGGAAATCAAGTTCGCCGCAGATCACGGGATACTAATTTACAGGGACATCGAAGAGCTTGTGAATATGGGATGGTATACCAAGCCTACAGGCGTGTCATTTGAAGGTGAATCCAAAGTTCTTGGTCCTGATGGCCGGGATGAACAGGAGGCGTAAATGTCAAAAACATCAGCAAATATGTTTGGCAAAAATGACAAGGCCGCAATCACGATAGTCGATGAGGGAATGGCAACCCTATCAATATCAGGCTGGGACATTGTTTTAACGCACGAATCCCGAACAGATAAAGTCTTTAGTGAATGCGGGTTCCCTTTCTATGAGGGCATTATTTCAGAGAAAATGTTCCTTGAATTCAAAGTTACCCCAACGAGCTTTCTTTCGGTAATGCTCGATCCTGATGCTTACCGCATCGTCATAAAAGGTCCGGGCAAAAATAGGGGGACGCGCGAAATCGTTGCTCCATTTGGACAAATAGTTTGTACTGACGTGGTTGGAGGGGCAAGCAGTTTACGCTTTGAGTTATTTGTTGCCGATGGGTTGGCGGTAACCATAATCGATGATCTGGAATGGAAGTGGTATGAATGGCAGTGGCATAAAAGCAAGTGGCGAAATTTGGCAACCAAAATTAAAACACTGAGAAACAGTGAACAGGAGGCGTGATGAGTTTCACACTTCAAGTAGTCAAACTGAAGAAAGGAACTAACTGGGCAATTAAAGCCACTATGAATGGAATGTCGAGATATCGGGGATACCACTACAAACAAGAGGCAGAGAAGGCAATGCTTGAATGGACAGAATACGAAAATTGGGCATTTAGCAGGGAGTTTGCTCATAACTTTGATTTCCCTGAAGAGCTTGGAATAGAGGAGGCGTAATGTTTAAGCTGGCCAAGGAAGACATTGACAACATAAGCCCAGGGCCAAAGTCTAATTCATGGTATGAGGGTGTGCTGGAGGGTTCAGAAGCCCAACTCAGGAAGGTGGTGGAGGAACGGGAGAAGGAGTGTGATTCATGTGAATGGCATTCAAAGTGGCAAGGGTGCAAGTGCGATGATGGCCTATCATGTTGGCAGAATTGGTTCGCCAAGCTCAAAGAGGAGGCAGGGTTATGAGCCACCCAGACTATAAAAATATAGGTGGGCTGAAGGATAAACTAATTGAGGAAACTGGTGAAGTATTTATGGCATTAGGGAAGGCTGGGAGGTTTGGGTACTTCAACTATCATCCTGACAGACCAGAAACGAATAACATCATGGAGTTATACAAAGAAGTAGACGACTTGCTGGCCGTGTGTACTGACCTGCATTGGTTTCTTTATCCCTTAAATAGAGATGTGGAATCAGGGAAAATTACAGAGGAAGAAGCTATTCAAAAGCTAAATGAGGCAGGATTATGAGCGGAAAAGCTACCCCTGAAGGCTACGTCCTGCATGAGACGGCGATCCAAATGGCACTAAGGTTTTTTGAGGCCGGAAGGCAGGCCGAACGGGAGCGGTGGGAAGTGGTACTTCGGGACAAGCTCCAAGAGTGGAATTACATGGAGCCAAAGGAGGAAGAGGAAAATGGGAGTAGCAACAATCAAGGGAAAGACGGTCAAGGGGTATCTGGAGAGATTCCAAACGATGCCATCGAGGACATTGGCCCAATTGATATACGGACAGCACGAAGCAATGTTCACCGATGTGGAGGAGGTCCGAAGCACGATCCGATATTATAGGGGAAGGGTGGGAACGGCTGACCGCATAAAACTTACGGATAAGCGTTTTGAACTGCCAGCTCCATCAATCAACAATCCCTTTTCCATGCCGACTGCCGACAAATACGTGTACAAGGATTTCCACATCCCGGCATCAATCGAAAGGGTATTAGTTATAGCTGACACCCACATTCCGTATCACGACATGAAGATGCTCACAGCCGTCATGGCGCAAGCGAAGAGGTGGAAACCGGACTGCATAATCATCAATGGAGACCTGTTTGATTTCTACTATGAGTCCGTATTCGTGCAGGAACCTGGGAAGGCATGGCTTGCAGAAGAGCTGGACAAGGGAAGGCAGTTCCTGACAATGCTCCGGGTTAATTTCCCAGACGCTTTAATCGTGTGGAAGCTCGGAAACCACGATGATCGATTCAAGCTCTACACGTGGAGGAAGGCTCCACAGTTCGCAGGTATACCGGAAACACGTCTTGATGTAGTGCTGGGGCTTCCCAATCTTGGGATTCAATATGTCCCCGATAAACAGATCGTGCGGTGTGGTAAGCTATCGATCATTCACGGGCATGAGTTCGCGCAGAGTTTGACGAACCCGGTAAATCCAGCGAGGGGTCTTTTCCTCCGGGCGAAAAGCAGTTCGATGTGTGCGCACCATCATCAGACCTCAGAACACACCGAGCCCAATATCAAGGATGAAATCATCACCTGCTGGTCACTTGGTTGCTGCTGTCAATTGCATCCCCAATTCATGCCAATCAACAAATGGAATCACGGATTCGCCGAGATCGAGAAAACACCGAACGGAAACTACCAGGTTGATAATTACAGGGTGATTGACGGAGTGATAATGTAAGGCTGTGATAAAATATTTTTATAGGAAGGCAGCGTTTAATGGTGATTCACGCTCATGCTTATAAAATAACTGACCCGGGTGAGGTATCTAAAAGATTGAACCTTGCGTGCTATTGGTTATTAATTTCACCAACAGAAAGGGAGGGGTGTTAGGGATGAGTTTCGATTATTTACAAACAGACGACAGGGACGATTTGTTTAGCGGATTAGATCATGAGCGCACCGGGCTAAACAGGTACGCTGGTATAGATAATCCAAATGACATCGTGCTTGCTAGAAATAGAATCTGTGCCGCAAAATTACTATTATTGCCAGACGCATCAACAATCCGTGAAGTGTCAAAGGAAGGCGTATTGAATACGAGGTACGACAATAAGCGCGGCAAGCCCACATCCAGCAACGCTGGAGGGGAAATTAATATTCTACATGAAGACTGACAAAAACCTGCGGGTTTTCGCCGCTTATTCGAACATTAAAAATATCAAAACGAATGAAGGGGGTTCAGGGAAATGAGGGAGATTAAATTCAGGGCATGGGATAGCTTGTGGTCCCGCCAAACTGATTCAGAACATAATTTTATGTATTCAGATGCCTTCGACCACCCCGATTACGCATTCGAGGATATGGTTAATATGCCGGAGCGGTTCCATCTCATGCAATTTATCGGGCTCCAAGACCCGAAGCGAAATAACGCAGACGTGTACGTTGGGGATATCTACAACTGGCTTGGAATAATTAGAGCAATCACAGTTGATGATACTAACGGGTATCGGTTTATGTTCGGAAAAG